AAAATTTATCAAAATTTTCTGGTGTTACGATGTTGGGCGGTGTTACATTAAATGGTGATAAGTTAATGACAGAAGCGGCGGCTGAAATAGAAAAATTAGAACAAGAAATTAGAAGTACATACGGAATCCCAGCAGCATTTTTAGTAGGATAAAACAATGGTAGTAATGAATCCTTATTTTCAATCCGGTAACGGCATTGGAAATTTTTCAGAGCAAAGATTATACGAAGATTTAATTATAGAAGGCCTAAAGGTTTATGGTAATCTTGTTTATTATTTACCTAGAACATTAGTCAATAAAGATATTATATTAGGCGAAGATGTTGCAAGTAGATTTAAAGTTGCTTTACCTATTGAAATGTATTTTGAAACTACCGAAGGTTTTTTAGGCCAACAAGAAATAATCAATAAGTTTGGTTTAGAAATTAGAGAAGATACTACGTTTATGGTGTCTAAAAGAAGATTTCAAGATTTAGTAAGCTCTAAAGCTAATCTAATTGCAGAAGGACGACCAAACGAAGGCGATATTCTTTATATGCCTTTAATGAATAGTTTTTTTGAAATATTGTTTGTGGAAGACCAACAACCATTTTTTCAATTAGGTAATTTACCGGTATATAAACTTAAAGTAACTCGTTGGGAATATTCAAGTGAACAATTAGAAACAGGTGTTACTGCTATTGATGAAAAAGAGCAGGTATATTCTTTAAATCAATTAGATTTCAGAATAACTTTAGAAGATAGTTCACAAGAAGATTATTATTTAACTCATTTAAAAAGTTCTATAGTATTGGAAGATAATGATTTAAATCATAGTGTATCTTATTTTTTACAAGAAGATGCTGATACTACTGTTAATTCGGCATATGCAAATAATAATGAATTTGATATAGAAGCTGGTTTAACTACACCATTAGACCCAAATGATTTAATGGATTTTTCAGAAACAAATCCATTTGGTGAACCAGGAGTATTTTAATGTTTGGCAATTTTTTTTATAATTCAGGTTTAAGAAAATTAACTGTTGCATTTGGAACTTTGTTTAATAAAATACAAGTACAAAAAAATGACCTTTCAGGAAACACTGTTCAAAATATAATTGTTCCTCTTGCTTATGGACCAAAAGAAAAATTCATAGTTAGATTAGACCAACAAAAAGATTTAAATAGTCGAGAATTTGCTGTAGTATTGCCTCGTATGGGATTTGAAATAACTGGTATTGTTTATGACCCGGCAAGAAAATTAACAAGAGTACAAAAATATAAATCTGTTACAAACTCAGCTAGTTCTCCTACTTTAAATAGTAATTATACACCTGTGCCTTATAATATTAATTACACACTTAATATATTTACTGCAAATGCAGAAAATGGCCTACAGATTGTAGAACAAATATTACCTTATTTCCAACCGGATTATACAGTAACATTAAATCTTATTCCTGAATTAGATATTAAAAGAGATATTCCTATTATTTTAAATACTGTAAATTATGAAGATAGTTATACTGGTAATTTTGATGCTAGACGTGCTGTTATCTACACATTAAATTTCACTGCAAAAACATATTTATTTGGACCTGCAGATACTCAAAAAGTTATTCTTAAAACACAAGCAGATATTACTACAAGTTCTGCTGAAAATGCTCCTAGAGAAGAAAGAATTACTGTAGTCCCAAATCCACTTAATGCACAAGCGGATACTGATTTTGGATTTTCAACAACTATTGAAAATTTTGATGATGGAAAAATATGGAACTCTATTACGGATAAAGACCAGTAATTATATAATAAATAGTATTATGACAAAACTTGAAGATAAAGTAAATGAAATATTAGGTATACCTTCAAAACCTACAATGGAATCTATTATTAAAGTAGATAATCCACCAGTACCTAGAATAGAAGATGTTAATAAATCTGATATAGATAATGATTACAAATATAGTAGAGATAATTATTATAATCTTATTGAAAAAGGTCAAGAAGCAATCGAAGGTATATTAGAAATTGCAAAAGAAGGTCAACACCCAAGAGCATATGAAGTTGCAGGTGCATTGATTGCAAATGTGGCACAAACAGTAGATAAACTTCAAGACCTACAAAAAAAATTAAAAGATTTAAAAGCAGTAACTAAAAACGCATCACCTCAAATTAAAAATGCGTTATTTGTAGGTAGTACAAAAGAGTTACAACAAATGTTAAAAAATAAAAATGAAAATATTGAAAGCACTCAAAACACAACCGCACAGTCAGATATTTCAAATAAGTAATTTGAAATACATGGTAACTGAAACACCTAATAGTGAAATACTACAAGGTGCTGATATGATTAATCCTATTGAAGTAATAGAACATATTAATACAAAAAATAAACATAGTGTTTATAAAGGAGTAGATATGATATTAGCGGCCGTTAAATTAGGTTATACTCATATAGAAGGCATTGTAGTAAATGACTTTGTATTTCCAAAAGAATATAGAAACAAATAATGACAGAACTTAAATCAAGCGTATATTTAGGAAATCCTAATTTAAAAAAAGTAAATGTACCTGTTGAGTTTACACAAGAACAAATAATTGAATTTGAAAAATGTTCTAAAGACCCTTTATATTTTATTTCAAATTACATAAAAATTGTTTCTTTAGATGAAGGACTTGTACCATTTAAAATGTACAACTTTCAAAAAGAAATGGTTGGTACAATGCACAACAACCGTTTTACTATATGTAAATTACCAAGACAGTCAGGTAAATCAACAACTATCGTATCTTATCTATTGCATTATGTTTTATTTAATCCAAATACAAACGTTGCCATACTTGCAAACAAATCATCAACTGCAAGAGATATATTAGGCAGATTGCAATTAGCTTATGAGAATATACCAAAGTTTTTACAACAAGGTGTATTAAACTGGAATAAAGGTAATATAGAATTAGAAAACGGAAGTAAAGTTGTTGCGGCCGCTACATCTTCAAGTGCAATTCGAGGAGGCTCTTATAATATCATTTTCTTAGACGAGTTTGCTTTCGTACCTGCAACTATTGCCGAACAATTTTTTAGTTCGGTGTTTCCTACAATATCATCTGGTAAAAATACTAAAATGATTATAGTATCTACACCACATGGTATGAATATGTACTATAAGTTATGGACAGATGCTGTTAATAAACAAAACGATTATATTCCTATTGAAGTTCATTGGTCGGAAGTTCCAGGTAGAGATGAAAAATGGAAAGAAAATACAATACGAAATACAAGTGCAGAACAATTTCAGCAGGAATTTGAGTGCGAGTTTTTGGGTTCTATTGATACTTTAATATCTGCAAGTAAAATAAAAGTCATTCCTTATATGACACCCATATATTCAGAAAAAGGTTTAGATGTGTTTGAAAAAGCACAAAAAAATAAAATGTATGTTTGTACTGTTGACGTTGCACGAGGTGTTACAAAAGATTATTCTGCATTTATCATATTTGATGTATCACAAATGCCTTATAGAGTAGTGGCTAAATATCGAAATAACGAAATTAAACCTTTAGTATTTCCAAATATTATACAACAAACATGTAAGACATATAACAATGCTCATATATTAGTTGAAGTAAATGATTTAGGAGGACAAATATCAGATGCATTACAATTTGATTTAGAATATGATAATTTATTAATGACGACACAAAGAGGTCGTGCTGGTCAAGTATTGGGTTCTGGTTTTAGTGGTCGTGGTAGTCAACTAGGTATTAGAATGACAAAACAGATTAAAAAGATTGGATGTTCAAATTTAAAAACAATTATAGAAACAGATAAACTAATTATCAATGACTTTCATATTATAGGTGAAATGTCTACCTTTTCACGTCAACATAATTCATGGAAGGCAGAAGAAGGTTGTAATGATGACCTAATGACTTGTCTTATTATATTTGGCTGGTTATCAAATCAAACATATTTTAAAGAATTGAGTAACTCAGATGTTCGTTCAAAACTATATGAAGAACAGGCTAATATTATAGATCAAGATATGACACCTTTTGGTTTTATAGATGATGGTATTGATACTCCAGAAACTCAATCTTTTAAAGATGAATATGGTGAAGTATGGCATCCAGTACAGATAAGAAAAGGTGAAAGTTAAAATATAAGTAAATATTGATAAAATGCTTTGAAAAATATGCAATTTATAAATAGATACCAGAATGATAAACTTTGATTATGGGCGTATGAATAATACGAATTTTGGATTATATATGTATAATAAATTAGTTAATTAAAAAGGAGAAAACCTAATGGCATTTCAAGTATCACCAGGTGTTCTCGTACAAGAACAGGATTTAACAAACATTGTTCCTGCAGTATCTACTTCAATAGGTGGAATTGCAGCTCAATTTTTAAAAGGTCCTTTGGAAGAAATCGTTACGATTTCAAGCGAACAAGATTTAGTAAATTACTTTGGCAAACCAACTAGCTTAAATGCGGAAGATTGGTTTAGTGCTGCAAGTTTTTTACAATATTCTAATGCTTTAAAAGTAGTACGAGCATCTAACACAGGTCTGTTAAACGCTACATCTAGCGGAACAGGTCTATTAGTAAAAAATATAACAGATTGGCAAAATAATTACGCTGCCGGTCAATCTTCAGTTGGTTCTTTTGCTGCTAGAACAGCAGGCGCATGGGGAAATTCAATAACTGTTTCTACATGTCCAAGTGCAATAGCTTATGAAGAAGTTGCAAAAACAACTGTAAATCAAGCAAGTACAAATACAGGAGACACTTCTATAACTTTAACATCTACAGTAGGTATTAATGTAGGTGACATATTAGAGTTTACAGATACTTCTGCTGGTAGCGATTATAATGGTTACAAATATAGAGTAACTGGAGTATCTTCACCTAATGTAACTATTGTTAGAGCTAATACTGGTACTGGTGGTTTATATGAATCAGTAACAAACGGTGCTAGTGTTAAAAGAAATTGGAGATATTATAATTTAGTAAATGGTGCGCCAAGCACATCACCTTATGTTGCTGCTCGAAATGGTTCAAATGATGAAATACATATCGTAGTAATAGACACTAATGGTGTTATTTCTGGAGTTCCAGGAACTATTTTAGAAACATATAATAAATTATCAAAAGCATCTGATGCTATAAGTCCTCAAGGTGATACAATTTATTATCCTACTGTTTTGGCAAATCAATCTCAATATGTTTATTGGATGAATCACAATTCAAACGGTACCAATTGGGGTAGTCAAGCTGCAGGAATAACTTTTACATCAGTAACTGTGTCAACTAATGAAACATTAACTGGTGGAAATGATGGTTCAACAGTAACTATAGGTGAAAAAACAAACGCTTATAACTTTTTTCAAGATGGCGAAACTGTAGATGTAGGATTACTTATTGCTGGTAGCAGCAATTCTAGTGATTTAAGTACACATGAAGCTTATATTGATAATATAATTACTATTGCTGAAAATAGAGCGGATGCTGTAGCATTTGTTTCTCCTATGAAATCAGATGTGGTATCAATATCAGACAACAATCAACAGATGTTAAACGTATTAACAACTTATACTAATGTACGTTCATCTTCTTATGTTGTATTGGATAGTGGTTACAAATATATGTACGACAGATATAATGATGTTTATAGATATATACCTTTAAATGGTGATATAGCAGGATTAGCAGCTAGAACAGATTTGGTTGCTGATGCTTGGTATTCTCCTGCAGGGTTTAATCGAGGAAACATTAGAGGTGCTGTTAAACTTGCTTTTAATCCAACTAAAACTCAAAGAGATAGTTTATATCAAGCTCGTATCAATCCAGTAGTAACTTTTCCTGGACAAGGTACTGTTCTTTTTGGTGACAAAACTGGATTAAGTTCTCCTTCTGCATTTGATAGAATCAATGTAAGAAGATTGTTTATTGTTTTAGAAAAAGCAATATCGACTGCTTCTAAATTCCAATTGTTTGAATTTAATGATGAGT